TCAGAGCAGCACTCATTTTTTTGTGGAAAAATCATGCTTACCCCTTACATTACTGTATTTATATACAGTGTAATTGTTTTGCTTTTTTTGTTCCAGAAATTTTCGTTTGGAAATAATTAAGCGGCTATCATTTGCTCATATCTTTTTGTTAACACTGGGAAATTATCACTATTTCGTAACAATTTGGCCCCTTCGGAGAGAATATCATCACGATTAATCGGAAACCCTGTTGCCATAAACGGTTTTTCTCCGGGGATAAACTCAGCAATGGCATGATTTTCCGTTTGGTTATCATCTAATTCGCCGGTTTCAGCATTGATAAACGATACCCTACCAACGATAAACCAGATTCGGCTGGCCAGCTGCCACGGAAACCAATTTTCCCCTGTGCGCGAGCGGAATAGCCATTGTGAATACACCCCGCGTGCTGCTTCGGAATGCGCTTTTTTAAAGAAGTTGGCCATGCCGTTGTGAGGTATTGCTGGGCGCAGATCCTCTTTTGAAAACGGGGGATTAAAAAACAGAGCAGGGGCAACCCCGCGCCGCGCCGCCTCCGCTTTCCAATCCAAACAGAGACAATTATCAGATTTAGTAAAATAGTGGGGCAGCAGATGATTATCATCACTAGCACACCCATCAATGTCACATGACCGCAGCAGAGAAAACAAACCAGCTGCAAAACGGGGATCGGTGCGCCAAATGTCCCGCAGTTCAGCAGGTGTGTGGCTGCGATGATCGAGAATCATTTGCCCTGGCCCTCTGTATCATTGAATCGGCCAAACTCTACGCGACAACCCAAATGATGACTTAAAATTTTGTTTAAAAAATCACAGCCTCCATTCTCATTAAATGAAAGCACGGGGGCCGAGGCTGGTTGAGAGTACAGAATGCGACGCAGCGATGGATCGTACTGCTCATAAAAACCACTGTCACAGTCGCACCAGTACCATTCAGTCTCGCCATTCTCATCATTAGTGATTCCCATTTGGTACTGGTAGACCGGAGTCAGCGGGTTTTCTGTAATAGAGGGGCCACTGAAATTTACTGGTTGGGGTGCGGCATCAATCATGTCGTACCAAGACATGATTACGTTTTCATCACAATCGACCTGAACAGGGTGATCGCAATTCATGCAGGTTCCTGTCGCGGTATCGTGGATATTTCCCTTCATTTCAGGTGTAGGATCAGTTGGCACTAATGCCCAGCCAGCTCGTATTTTCATGACTCCACCTTTTTGATCGGGGCTGATTCCGTTCTCAAGACGTCAGAGGCGCTAACCAGATTGTTTTCGGACAGGAACTGCATAGCCTGTGCAGGAAGTTGGTGGGTAGGCTTCGCATGGCGTAGGGAGCTTCCTAGCCGCTTAATAAGCATAACCAGACTGGGGATTAGGTGGGAATGGGATACCTGCGTTTGTTGCTGGGGTATAGCGGCGAGCATGACCTCTATTTCGCGTTTTGATACCTCACGGAATGTCGACGTCACTGCGCCATCATTGATATAAGTGGTCATCTTCCCATCAGGATCGCGGTTCATCAATTCACAGTAGCGCTCAACCCATTCATCATTGAGTGCGGGCAGAATAATTTCCTTCTCAAATCTAATGACTCGGTCAATTAGCCGCTGCATCCAGCTCTCTATCTGGAAATTAAATTCCTCTTTAGATTCAGGCAATGCGCATCCCATAACAGTGAGTGCCCGATCCAAATTCTTAAGGAGAAAAAGATTCTCAGCCGCAGAACGGCGCTGGAGTAATTCATTAATGATGGCTGTAACTACACCCGGTGATACCGATTCAAGATAGTCACAAAGCCATGATGCTTGATTGCTACTATCAGCAGTTCTAACAACTACATCACCTGTTTTTTCAGATGTGATAGCGTGATATCGCTCAGATTTATTCGCATTATCTACTAGCGAACTATCCCACTCAGTGCCAAAAATCCGAGCAGCATCATTCGCCATAATCTTGATGTGTTCTAAACCTTCGTTCGTCAAAATATTCATATTAGTCACCTGCTACCAGTTCTTTTATAGATATACGGTTCATATGCATCGTGTAGCCCGTTTTAGACTCCATCTCCTCATACTGCCGGAGCAATTCGGGATGATGTTTTGCACCGTTTCTTAGATCGTTCCGACTAGCCATAATGCAAAACACGCAGCTAAGGCGTTCATTACCAAGCTCGTAGGCGTAATGCGGCTTCTGCCCAGCTTCTTGTATGCATGCAAAAACTTCATCTTTCGTCAGATCCTGAACTGGTAGCCATTCGTACCATGTCAGCACAGAGTTTGAGTCAGCTTCATTCTTGCGAATTTGTCGACGCTTTGCTCGTCCGGGTGACTCTTGAGCGCGCAGGCCGAGACAGTTAACAACTGTTTTAAATCCGTTTTCTTTAGCGTACCGCCGCACCTCTCTTTGTATGGGACCTCGCTTTAAATCACTGGTGCATTGGCGTGTCTTTGCTGATGGCCAGCTAGGAACCTCCGGGCGATTTTCAAATCGGCGGGCTACCATCTCCAGTAGTGTTTTATTTGCGGTAGCTACGATAAACGGCACCCTTGCGCTGTTAGCCTGGTCACGCGCCAGCTCCAGAGCGCCAGGCCATTCCATTTTTCCTAGTGATGCATGAACAACGATCATCTGATCAGCAGGAACGATGGGCAGTAATTTTATTAACATGGCCTGACCGTCTTTACCGCCAGAGTGATTGCACACGAACAAAGCACCAGAGCGAATTAGTGAATGGATTTCTTCCACTATTCCTCCTTACCAGAAACGATGGCGATTTGATGCAGTTCAGATTTCACGGCATCCTTCCAGTTTTCTCTGTGCTCCAGATACAGGCCAAGCATCCAATGTATGCACGCCGCCTGTTCGTTTTCCGATTTACGCGGTATTTCTGCACCACCGATACGCAGGCACTGCGCTATAGGGCTACAGTGGAAATTAGGGCGGCCGAGGATTTCGATAAGTGCCGTATTCAAAGACGGCAATCTCACCGCGCTGGCGGCTAACTTCTGCTCAAGGGCTGCATAATCGTCATAACTGACATAGCCGCCTTCATCATCAACAACTGACTCTACCCACGCTGTTCCAACATCAGAGCCAGCCCTGAATTTGAATCGCTCTACTACAGGTTTATTGCTCATTCGACGCCCCTTTTACTCGATATTCATGACGCCGCCCAGCTGCGCTCTGCCGATGCTCAACCAGCCCGATTTCAACACTGGAATTTAGATACCGACGAATAGCCTGAGTGCTCAAGCCCGCGTCAAATCGCATGCTATCTGCTGAAATGAAGCCATCAGAGCCAGAGTCGATAGACGCTGCGCTTTTCCGCATTAAAATATTTAACAGGTTATCGCGTTGGTGGTTCACGCGTCCTCCCCAAAATATCTGTCTAAATAGTTTTCTTCATTAACTGACCGGGATGAATCAAATAAGGAGCAATTTCTCTTATTTCTATCATTCCATTTTTCTCTGGCCTGATTAACTAATTCAGCAGCACACGATTTTAAATATACTGTCCCATCAATGCTTTCACTTTCTGCGCCGCACTCATGGCAAAAAACAAATACCTCTACATAAAACGTTTTACCTGCATGAAAACTAGATAGACTGGAGGAGGATGGGAGTTCTGATAAATTAAATGCGCTGTCTGTTTTGGTATCACGCAACATTGTAACGGGTGGACCTGCGCAAAACGGGCAGGGCAATAAATCTGTTGCCCGTATATTGATAGGTGAAATAGACATGGTTATTCCTGATCGTCATCATCTGAAACACCGAAAAAAGACTCAAGACTTTTCAATATTTGAGTCGTTGTTTTTGCTACGAGTAACATTTCTACAGCACAGCGATGATGCTCAGTTTCAGCCGATTCGTACCCCGGATCATCATTGTCGTAGTCGAATCGTTTTAGATGAGGATTGCCAGATAAGGGAAGATGTAGGACGAAATCTGCCAGGTTTTTTATCTGACCATTTGCGGGACGCTCAACTAACGACATCTCGGCAGCGCGAACAGCCATACCTTCAATCAATGCCTTAGCTTCTTTTGTGTCATTACGCACGCCGTCCAGCGTTAATTTCAACGAGGTATCTTCACCTGTACCCGTTACAACGGTTTTACCGAATCGCGATATAGCCAGATTGTCGGGTAGTTTATATGCATCAGGATCTGCTGATGTTAGGTGCAACGTTATCATCCTTGACTCAATTCCGCCGAACCCCCACGGCAAAACTGGCAACCTCCCGAGCGTGTGTCTGAGAAGAGATAAGGCTTCTTCACATTTTTTCGCGTTTCCTCCGGCAGCAAAAATGAAATGCTCAGATGGGCAGATCAGAAGATATGCAGACCACGTTGATATTGGCGCATAGCGAATAATTTCATTATGTGCCTGATCCTCAAGTTCTTTCTTGACGTTTTCAGTTATATCTCGCCCTGCAGCTATAGCTGAGTCGATACGCTCGTTTGTCAGCTGTTTTACTGCAGCAGAATTTGCAGTTCGGCTGGCTGAAACGTATTTAACTAATACTCGACCATCTGATATAACCGATCTGAAATCATCGCCAATAATTGCAAAACCAGACGCAGAGCGTGAGCTATCATTTAAACCATTAAACGGTTTTAATTCGATTAATTCAGCAATATTATTCGGCAAAACTATATCTATTTTGTACGGAAATAACGTTTTAAAGGTTTTCATTTATTTACCTCGCCTTTCAGCCTTTTATTTCTAATTTTACGCGCCCGATCCATTTGTTTTGCCATCCGTGATTTCCCCCCGGATTTTTTAACAACTGGTGACGCATCGTTTTTTTCCCGTTTTGGTGCTGGCCCATATCCGCCATTTAACATATGAATATATGTCGGACAAAAATCTGATATTGAATCGCTGGCATTGCGAGTTCTAATTAACGGCTCGTTTAGTAATTCCACTGTAATCTCCGTTTAAATTGGGACCGTGGTCCCAGTTGAGCAGGATATAGAATTTACTAACGGCTCCTGCTGCTGATTCTCATAACGCTCACGCCAGAGCGCCTCTATATGTTGATCTCCCGATTTATTGCATCCGAACCATTCTGCAATTACAGACTGTTTATTTCCGTCAGGCATGGTTCGGAAACCGCAGGTCGGACAAAAAATCAGATATTCATTTCTCAGTGGTGAAAACCGCAGCTTAGGACTTGCCGCACGGCGACGCATAATCTGCTCACACAGGCAGCGCGGCGTCTCGATTCCGACTGCGCGCGGTCCGGTGTTCATGTTCTGCATGAATGAGGGCCTCCCGATCTAATCCCGCGACAATCTGTTTTAATACGTTCCAGCGCGGCTGATAGTTATGTGTCCAGTTATCAGGAGCCACGCCAGTTAGTCTGGCTAGGTCCGCTGATGTATATGAAGAAACCCTGGTGTTAATAAGACGTTTAGTGTCCTGAATCGCTAACCACGTTAGCTGCTGCATTGCTGACGCCACTTTTTTACTCATCCGAGCTGAGCCTGCGGCTTTCTGCTGAATTAAAAATGCTGACCATACGTGCTGGCTTAGAATTATTTGGCATTCCCATGATGTTGAATCACCATAAGAATACTGAATCCACGCGGAGTAAGACTGGGGCAAGCGGCTGACGATTCGACGCCATGCTGCTAGTGTGTACTCAATGTTTTTTATCAAAACCCTGCCGCCCTTATATGCGCGTGTTTCACTACAATGAACGGGCGTTGCATCTACTCGAATAACGCGACCATCAATGCTGATCTCACGCTGTGGCTTGGCGTAAACGCTGGCATTTCGTTTATCTGCAAATATACGAGACTCAGCTTTTTCATCTGAATCAATGATTATTCCCAGCATTGCGCTACTCAGCTGGTTTCTGACATATTCCAGCTGCAGCATTAATGCACCTCGCTTAACGGGCTAATTCTGCTCAACGCAACAGCATCAGGAGCGATGCCAGTAGCTGACTCGATATTTGTGATTTCCTGTCTCACAAATGTGACTAGCTCGAATAAACGGTTTTGCAGTCGTTGCAATGCTGTAGTGCAATCATTGCTGTCGTAAAAACCGTCATGGGCAGGTTCAGCATTAGCGAGAACGTGACCAAACTGCACAGTGATCGCATCAAGCTCCGCTTCAACAGATTTAACGCTGCGCACGTTATACTGCGGAATACGAACGTGAACTAACCCCTGCATGGCGGCTATTTTGATATTGCAATCATTGCGATACGGGCCAGTTAAAACAGAAACCCATGTGATAACCCAATCAGCTGGCATACGAACGTCGCCGGTCATAATCCGTTCTGTCTGTTTGATGCTGCGACTACGCCATCGCGTATATGATTCAGCTGTAACGCCGTCCGAACCGGTGCTGATCAGGTTTTGAATCTCCAGCGCCGGAATCAATCTCTCTGTAGCAAAATGAGCGCAGCTTTCTCCAGTTTCAGAGAGCATCCGCTGCGTTGCTGCAATCACGACTGATGACATAGTGTCGCGTGCCCGACATTTACTCATTTGATCTCCCGAGGCATGATTTTTCCCTGCTGTAACGTGTAGTCAGACTTCAAAGCTCCGCGTGTCTTCACTTCTAATTCATACTGCCGGGACGCAGGTACTTCATCGCCCCATTGATAGACTGCAGAGCGATGCAATTCGAGCTGTCGGCATAAAGCCTTAATGCCGCCAAAATATTCGATAACATCTTTCGTTTTCATACCGAGATGTTAATCAAACAGATCATTTATGTCTAGTAAACTAGACAAAAAAGCGTAAGATTTTTACGCCGCCCTTGTCTAGCTGACTGTACAGTTTTGGATTATCATTTAGTGATGAAAAAACGTGGCGATTGGCTAAAGAAACGCAGAGAAGAGCTTAAACATATTGATAAGACTCGATTCTCTCTCAGAGCGCTAGCGGAGCGCGTCGGTATATCTGGCGCTGGCATGTCTCATCTTGAAAACAGTGATTCAATGCCATCTCTGGATCTAGCAATAAAATTAGCAAGAGAATTGGATCGATCAGTATCATGGATACTAACGGGTTCAGAGTGCGATACTCTGCCTGGCATCCCGATTATTGGCACTACGCTGACTGGTCCAAGTAGGGGCTGGTTTGAAAATGGCTATAGCGCTCAAGACGTAGTTGAGTACGTTGATATACCAATTACGGATCGCCGATTTTATGGATTGTTAGTTTCTAATGATATATCACTGACCAAGTATGCAGAAGGGGAAGTCATTATAGCAGATCCTGATGCAACGCCTGTGACTGGGGAAGAAGTGGTCGTTGTCACAAAATCGGATAATGATTCAGTGATAAAAATACTTGCTAGTCAGCGCGATGGGAAAGTTTTTTTGGATAGACTCGGTGATCGTCAACGCATGATAAGAGATCTTGACGATATTATTTTTATTCACCCTGTAGTCAGTGTCGCAAAATCGATGACAATTAAGGCAATTAAGTGATATTTACTTAGCTAAGTTGTCAAGCAAACTGAACAATGGTTATTATGTGGCGTAATAACGATTGGCGGTTGCTTGGCTGGTTAATTTTCGAACAATACGAAATCCAGACAAATAAAAAGCCCCGGTTGTGGCGACCGGGGCTTCGTATCGGGAATGTCTACAATCAACACTCACTCCAAATGTGAATTGATTGTAGCCGTTACCGCTGATCCTGCGCAACTGTGCAGTGCAAATTTTTGGCGGAAAAATGAAAATAACGGACTTTTATCAACAGAAATTCAATTCTGACCCATTCGAGCTACTGGATGAAGCATATTCAGAACTCGTATCAATAGCTGCTGCTGCAGGCATAAACTGGAAAGAATGCGCGTCAGAAATCCAGTTAACCCCATTCCGCACACCAAGCGCTGAGAAGTTCTCAAAATATACGGGACACGCTCCTGCTTCTACTGAAATGAAGCTCAGGGGTAAGGTCAATATTTACTCTCGTCTAGAGACAACCCAAGACGGCATCAAATACCCATTTGTAAATTTCGTTACGAAAGGCAAGGATTCTGGCGTCTGGAGTGGTATTCAGTTCCTTTGGGCTGAGTACCGCAAGCATATCGAAATTAACGGTGGGACCACGGTCCCAATTTCAGCAAAAGAGCTGGAACACAGAGCGCGGGCTGAAAAGCGGCGGGCTGAACGAGAAGAGCAGCAGCGCGTTGCAGGATTGATTAGCAATCAGATGCGGGCTGCTGATCTGCAGGAATATCTCAATTTTAATCACGCGTTTTCACACGGACCGATTGAAGATGGATCGCATCCGTATGCAATAAAAAAAGGAATAGAATCAATATTTTCTGCGTGCAATGTTCGCAGAGTAAGCATGTGGGACCGTGGTCACAGCGGCGATGTGTTGAATAAACGTGAATGTATGGCCATCCCGTTATCTCACATAGATGGGCGATTTAATGGTCAAATAATTGGCTGGCAAAGGGTTTTTAGTAACGGCACAAAATTCCAAACTCGTGCAGTAGACATGGGCGCAGGGCCAGAAACACCGCCACCGTTCTCCGGCAGTTGTCACGTTATCGGGAGATTACGCGGAGCAAAACGCGTCTGTGTTGTTGAGGGATTCGCGACAGGTGCATCCGTTTATATTGCTGCTAAAAAACGATTTGACGCGGTAATAGTCGCTGTAGCTGCTAATAATATGATCCGCGTAGTTGAACAATTAAATGAAGTTTATCCGGGATTAGAGGTGTGGTGCGCCCTGGATAATGACCATCAAGCAGCGCGGGAAGGGAAAGGGAACACTGGTCTGAAAGCTGGCATCGAGATAATGAAAAAATATCCGAATGTACGCTGTACTCGCCCATTATTTTCAGAAACCGAAAATTTCAGTGACTTTAACGACCTGATGGTCTCGAAGGGGATAGCTGAAACAAATAGACAGCTTTTCTCAAAAGAGAATGCGTTAAAGTTGTCAGCACATCCGTTCGACGCCGAACTATTGGCTCTTACAGTAGCACCGACAGGAAAACGACATCGCAGGGCGTTTTCACGTCAGTTAATTGCCTGTATCGATGCCGGAATGCTGCTATGCCCATCAAAATTATCTCCAAAAGAGTTAATAGCGATGATTAGCAATCAGATAAAAATCATCGGGGCTGATGGTGCATTCCGCTCTACTGTAATCAGTAGAGTAAAACGAAGATTTGAACAAAAATGCCAAAATTCACAAGGATTTAGATCCTTCAGCGAACGAATTACAAATGCTGCTATTCGGCCAGATCACATCACGTATAAACGATTTAATACATCACAGATTACCCCTGAAGTTTTAGCATACATCAAGTCTCTAAATGGCCCTGTTATAGTTCGAGCTGGCATGGGATCGGGTAAATCAAAACATCTGCTACGACCGCTGATGCACTCATCAGAACGCGGTGTGTCTGTAGCACACCGCGTCAGCCTCATCGGTGGATTGTGGGACATGATGACCCGCGACGATAACGGCCAGCGAATGAAAACCGATATTCTGCATTATCAAGATCCTGGTGCAGCTGATATTGCTCCTCACAGCGAAAAAGTAACCATTTGCATAAACAGCACAATAAAAGGGTGCTGGCGACCGCTAATGACGCGTCATGATTTTTTTGGACTGGACGAGGCCACTCAAGGGCTGCGGGCAACATTATCAGGAAAAGCGATGGCTCACCCTGTTGACGTTTTTAATCGCCTGATCGACTCAATAGCTGTAACTGATGATCACGCACTGCTCGTCGACGCAGATGCCAGCGACATACTCGTTGATGTGTGCGAACTGGCGCTAGCTAGACGCGAAAAGATGGGGCTATCAACATGGACACAGATACACGTAGTCGAGCTTCCTGTTGATGTAACGTATGAGAAGGACGGAGCGCGGGCGGCCCGGCGCGTGCTCTACACTGATACAAACCGGATAATGGTCGAGGTACTGAAATCTGTAGACGCTGGCGAGAAATTCCTGCTAGCCACCGACTCTACAAATTTTGCCGAGCAGCTGCTGCTACAACTGCGTGAACGCTGGCCAGACAAAAAGTGGCTGTACGTCAGTCAAGACACAAAACCCGATCAAGAGGTTATTGATTTTACAGACTCTCCGAATACCCGTGCGCAGCTCTATGACGGCCTGATTTATAGTCCTGCGATTTCGTCCGGTGTATCGATAGAAACCAAACATTTCACACGTCATTTCGGTTCGTTCTGCGGGCAAGTTGTACCATCGGACGCAATACAGATGCTGCGCCGCGATAGAACGGCTACGGAATTTATGGTTGGGCTGGGGCAAATCCCAGGGCGAAAAGAAGAAAATGCAGAAAGCATTAAACGCGGATTTCTGCAGGCGCTGCTCGATACAGCAGACATCAACGAAGAATTCACCGATGCGATTTTGGATGGCGACAGGTTATCCCTCGGGCTGTCAGATACGACGTATGTAAAACTGAAATTCAAGATCGCAGCGATGGAAGCAAAGGCCCGGAACGATTTCGCCAATAACTTCATCTGTATACTGTTTTCGGACGGTTATGACGTTCAGCATCTAAGCGAAAATGAGGCATTGAGCGAAGCAGGAAAAACTCTGCGTAAAGACTCAAAAGAGCGTGTTTGGGATATGACAGTGCTGCGACACATCGAAGCTGAAACACCGGATGAAGCCCAGCGCGACGAGCTGCTGGCCAAACGATCATTATCAGAAAACGAACAGGCTCAGCTTGCTAGATGGGACATAGAGAATGAGCTAAAGCTGGATGTCAATGAACAGTCTCTCGCGTTTCTGATGGATCGCGGTAAGAAAAAGCTGACATTGGCTGAACTGATGATAATAGATGAAATGACAGCGGCTCGCATTGACAGAGACGAACAGGCAATCGTATTCACGTATCAGTTCAAGTGTGGACACAAAACCGAATTCGTAACAGTCACAGCACTCAATCGCGAAACAGCTGATGCACAATTTGGGCGTATGCAGCCAGGCGTAACTGGCTACTCAGTGCAGACGCGCCCGGTTGTTGAAGTCACGCAGCGTACGTTTGCGTCACTACATCGCAAAGCTGCCCGATCTTATTTTTCCACATGCGGTATAGATCCAGATACGGGAACTGGTGAAGCTACCCCTGAAGGAATGAAAGCAGCGATGGAAAATTTAATGAATGCTGATCGTAAAGACGAATTTAACAACGTGCTGAGATTTGGTGGCTACATCAGTAAAAATGGCAAGCCCAAACGCCCAGAGACCGTTTTTAAGCAAGTCTGCGAGTCATTCGGTTACTCGACGGCTAAACGCCGCCAGAGCCGCGCACAAGGCCTTAAATATGTGTGGTCGATTAGCCAGGATTCGTGGTCATTCATTCACGGGATTCTATCCCGCAGAGCCGAATCATCATTATCGTTCTGTGGGCATAAACTGGATGCGCCGGTGGCAGCGGCAGATGATCTAACTTTAGGATCAAATATAGATGTTAGATCCCAAGTTAGATCACTAGATATTGCCGCTGCCACTGCATTTGAACCAATCGAAGAGGCTATGGCTGGATTGCCGATCCCCACGGCATGGGTGCGGGCCACGCTGACGCTGGCTGAAATAAAAGATCTGGCCATGTTACCGCTAAGACTGATTCAGGCGACGATATCCGGGCTGTATATGAGTGAGAACATGGATCTACTGACAGCTGGACAATACGATGAATTGAAGCGCCTACAGGCGTGCTGAAGGGGGCTGAATGGGCGATTTGAAGAACATGATGGATGCTGATCTGGTCAACTTACAACGAGACATCCAGAAAGAACTGACCCGACGGTCAGTTGAAAAAATGATTCCTATTTTTGGTGTGAAATCTAGCCCAATTAACCAGCATGAATTTGCAGATCCTAAACAGGCTTTTTCATGCGCAGCAGGGCTGTTGGATAAGGTTCTCAGTGACGCTCAGAACGATCTTGCTAATGGCCTGTTCGAGGGTTGGAATGGTAATTTGCTATGCATTTATGTTCAACATGTTAGCGAGAGTGATTTTGCCATTTTACAGCCACATTTGAGGGATAAAAAATCATGATTTACCGCAGAGGATGGGTTCCGGTCTTGTACCGGTTCGAACTTGAGAAAAAACTCAAAGAACAGGGATTCGATAACTGGGAACGGATATCTCGATTTCTCTGCGAGGGTGACGCCTCGTCAGGTAGAGACTTAGATCTCACGCCTTCACAATATGCATATCAAGTCGTCGACCACACAGAATGGATGGAACGCCGAGATGCTACATTTCTGCAACGAATTAACAGGCTGTGGTTCGTACCGTTGTACGTGCTAACGATTCCATTTCAGTGGCTCATTCGTGGTCGGATTGGCTTTGAAACGACATCAAAATTGGGTCTGTTATGCCAGCGACTTACTGGGCTAGATTAATAAGAAGCCTCCATGCAGGATGGAGGCTTGAAATCTAAATTTGGGACCTCGGTCCCAAATTTAGGCTGATTACTCGCTAATAGTCTGTAACCCATAGGCTGTTATATGCCAGCCCCCGACTAGTGCCCAGTTAACCATACCTTTCTTTTTTAGTGAGACACCGGTCCTGTTATTCATATTACGTGGCATAATTTTTTTATCTCGAAGATCATAAAGAAATTTGCGTTGTACATCTGTAATTGATTTTTCCATATAAATAACCGCCTATTTAAATTTATGAAAATAACGTTGAGTCAGTGGTCACAGATACTTTTCTATATGTTAGCGTCCCAAGCGCGTTTCATAGCATCCCTTACGTTTTCCGCATCGCCTTCCCAGCTGTAATGGCCACCAGCAAACTCAAACTTTATCAGCCAGCGATTTTCCCCTCTGCTGATTGGGGCTGCGAAGCGTGGCTTTTCTTGTTTGGTGTCATCTTTATCGTCGTCGCCATCGTCCAGCTCCAGCTCATCGTTATCATCCACGTCATCGTCACTTGACTCTTCAAAATTATTATCATCGTCAATTTCGAAGATAACTACTGGCTCAATTTCTTCGTCGATAGCTGGTTTGAAGCGGCCATCGTCACCTACTTCCATGCCGAGTGCCGGGGCTACATAGTCCAAGTATCGTTTAGCAAACGCAGGGTTTCCGCCATACTGTTTTCTGATTGTATAAGTTGTGATTTTTGCTGATGGATCGTTCGCGATAATCCCTTTAACCCAGTCATGTAGACGAACTGCAGCATCACCGTTTGCTAGACCAGGCATATCATCATCTAAGGCCTGCAGCGCCTCCAGCCGTGGGTTATCTGAGGTAAAACTAGGTTGCCATTCGGTTGAAAAATTTCTCAGTTTGAACTGCTTGTAATGCAACTGGGTGTTTTCGTCATCGTGGCCCAAAATTTCAGAAAAAAAGACATCTTCATCGCAATCTTTCCAGCGCGGATCTGAATTGAAGAATTGTTCATAAACTATACGGGCGTAGATGGCCCGGCTGTCTTTATATACACGTCGATCATCACTAAAGAAGTCTTTAACGAACGGATTGAATGCCACAGATAGCCGAGTGTTAACCATAGCATTTCCTGATCGTGTCTCATCGTCAGGGACATTATTTACAAGACCTACTAAATCAGCGGCAGCAGAGCTTTCACGCAAAATTTTTAGTCGCTCTATGAAAACAGATGTATCACACAGGCAGTAAATCCGGCGTCCGGTATCGTTTCCAGTTCTTTTTTTCGCTTGGCCGATAAAATTCATTTCGTACTTATTTACTGGATCAAATTCTCCCTGAACCATGATTTCTATCATTCGTCGGCCAGATACAGCAGCAAGAGCGAATGCGAGTGGGGCCATGCCTGCTCGAGTGCCAAAATGAAAGGATTGCACTGGTGCTGTAAGTATGTCCATCAGACGTTGCATATAAGTAGGGTAGTCGATGGTTATAGTGTTTCGTTTTTTCTCACTGAGAACGTTGTCCCATCTGTTTTGAATAGAAGTGCGCTCAGCTGTTGAAAGAGTTAGGTGGTAGAGAATTTCATGGTTTACTCGCAGAGAACCTAACTCATCAAGTAGCCGTGAACCCTGCTCAAGAGAAGCATACAAGGCTTTTTGAGGCGCTTGATAATCTTCGGTTTTGCAGTCGCGCAGGTAACCTGCCCAGTCTGGATACTGTTTAGCCAAACTCTCTAACTTTTTATTTCCGGCTGCTGTACCGAATCTAATAGGGGAAGCCTTTTCTGCAACTGTCATTGCTGATTTTAAGCGATCTAATAGCCTGTGCAGGCGCTGACGAACCTCAGCTGCTGGAAGCTGCGTCCATTCTCTCAACTCGTCGCTATAAGCTGGATATCTCTTTATCAAGCGTTCCAGATCGCTATGAAAGTGATGATGCAGACGGTCATCAAATTTTTTTCGGGCGCGAGATAGATACGCATTGAATGTATTCAAGGTTATCCGACGTTTTAGACCCTGGCCACGATATCGACGCTTGTCTAAAAATAATGCGTTGTTAAATTTCTTGGCCTCGGCTTTATATTTCCGAGTTTTCTCCCCTTGTGGGATATCTGATGCATCGATCTCATTGACTTTACTAACCAATGCATTGACTAACTCGCCAAATTTTATCTTTTGAACTGACATATCACCCCCTTTTCCTCTTACTAATAAAGTAACACATATTCATACTATATCAATAGTTAGTTTGTTTATTGAGCAAAATAATTGATACATATAATAATACAATAAAACCTATTCTTGTTCAACAGTAAAAGATACATAAATATATATATGTATCTATATCAATATGTAATTATGATTCAATATCGATACACAATAGCCATGTCTCTTATACACATCTGACGCTGCCGACGATAAGGCT